GCAACGTTTGCAGTTTTAGTTGCAGCCCCTGCACCATAGAAACCAACCATGTTTTGATATTTAGCAGCTTTAGCTAAATCTTCCCATGTTAAGTTAGCATCTCTTAATGCTGGAATTTTTCTAAATTCTGGATCATTAATAGTATCCATTGCAACAAGGTCATAAAGTCTGTTCTTTTGAGTTGTTGCTAAGACATTACTTGCTTCTGCAATACTTCTATCACCTGTTGATAAACCAATTATTTGAGCACCAGAAGAACTAGCGTCATTTTCAATCATAAGTTTAGTTCTATAGCTGGTTATTGGCTTACCTGTTTTTAGGTGTCTTTGGATTCTAGCATACTCAAGCGCCATTCTAGATAGTTTAGCTACTTCAGCACCTTCTAGTCCTCGCATTAATGGATGATCTAAAAACTCTCTTATACGTCTATCACGTTGAGTTTTAGCCATCATTAATTCGCCAAGCTCTTCAAGAAGTTTGCTGTTACGATTAAAGATTTCTCTTCGACCAGCTTGAGTAAGAGCTTCAGTCCCAGGTCCAATCAAAGCACCAATTTGGATTTTTAACTCATCAAAAGCATCTTCTGTCATGTTAACTGCACGACCAGAATTAAGAAAAGGTCTAACTAGCTCACCACCTGTAGGTGTTAGGTATCCTCTGTGATAAACACGACCACGGGAGTCTATAAAGGCAGTGGTCCTAAAATTAGCATTTCGTTGAGAATGGTACTTAGCTGTTGCCATGAGACCGTAACCTTGTTCGCCACGGTTAAGTATTTCATGTCTAAATTCGTTAATACCATCATAATATTTGGTGTTACCTCTTGGGTCTCTGAACCTAGTGAGATCGTCCATAAAATTGAAGTATTCATTATCAACCCCATATTCTACGTCCATAACGTGATTTAGCATTTGAGCCATTTCCCTGTCGATCTGTTTAGGATCATAGTCAGCAAACTTATCTCTAGAAACTAAAGGTAAACCTGTGTCATTACCTCTTGCATCAACATAAGTCTTTTTATTTGCCTTAACATAGAGTCTGTCTCTTGCAGAAGTAATTCCTAGTCTTCTAGAAATAGTAACTTTACGTTCTGCTTCTTGAAGCTTAATAAGGTTTTTATTAACAACAATAACTTCTCTAGAAATTGTATCGCCCCAACCCCCAGAAGCCCTTCCTGTTTCAACATCAACAACCCCCCTACGAGTTTTGCCTCTGAATTGAACACGAATATAACCTTGTTGTCTAAAAAACTCTAATATTTTAGAACCCTCTGCATGATGGTCCTTTAGAGTATGTTTAGTAAAAGGAATTATATTTTGGAAGTCTTTTGAAAATTGCTTACCAATATTAATAGCTAAAGTATCATAATCAGTAGATTGACCTGAAGCAATTAACTTAGAAATTTTAGTTAAGCTATCAATTGCCTTTTCATTAAAGATGTTGTCTGTTGGCTTTTTAGAAGCTACTAAAAACTCTCTATCAAGAATTCTACGCACAGCTTCTCTGTTACCTGCTGCTAAACGAGTAAACCAAGCATCGGTAGGTTCTTTGTTAAAAGCCTTTTTATAGGCCTTATACGCCTTACTTAACTTAGGGTATCGTTTTAGAAGATCTTTTTTAAGCTTTTCTTTTGTTGGATATCTTTCAGTAAACTTATTAAAGTAAACACGCAAGGGCGCTCTACCAGAAATAAATATTTTTCTAGCTAGCTTTTTGCCCTCAGTCCTACGCCAAGCATCAATAAAACGCTGATCTGCAAGTTGATCACGTTGTAAATCAGCAAAATTATAATACTTACCCATAATTTGAACTTGAGGAGTATCCTTAGATAAATAACTAACAAACATTTCAGAACGTTTACGAGAACGTGTATCAAGTAGACGAGAAACGTTTTGTACAGCAAATCTATTTTCTGCTCTTACAACTGCTGCAAAGTCACCCCAAGGCTTTTTATCTTTGGCATAACGCTCAAAAACAACTCTAAGGTTTTCAACAACAACTGTTTGCTGATTTAGAGATACTTTGTCATTTAATCCTGCAGTAAAAGATTCAATAAATTCTTTTTGATCTGCTGATAATAACTTAGAATTACGCATAAAATCTAAGCGCTCTTGATACAGGTTAAAATCAGGATCATAAATATTATTATTTTTAATTTCACCAGTTAAAGGATCAGCACTAAAGTTTCTTTCATCAAATTCATTGCCCACTCGTCTACGAGAGGCTTGTTTACCAACAAGGCTAGTACCTTTGTAATCAGTCAACGACATAGTTTTACTAAAGTCGTCTGAATCTAAAATAAACAACTGTCTAAGATCATCTTTATTTTTAGGATTTCTAATTAAAGATGATGGTCTGGTTGCATCAAGACGAATATCTTGTTCTCTAATCTTTTGTTTAGGTCTGTAAACAGCAGTAGCATTTGCAGCCCTTGTTCTAAGAGCTTGTATACTAAGAGCCTTACCTTTTGGAGTAATAAACTGATCTGCTTTAAGTCTACCTTGCCTAAACAAATTAGCAGCATCTTCTGAACCAAGCATTTTGCTTTGAACATCCATTGTTTGTCTTTTTAGCCAATTACCAAAGCTTTCTTTCTTTGGAGCTACGCCGTTTAGATCTTTGTCGCTTTTTGTGCTAAGAGTTTTTCTCTTTATTCTTGGAGTTTTTTCTCTTAGTAATTCTTCTTTGTTTTTTAAAACAGGAGTAAGAGAACTACGACAATTCCAATGCAATGGAGGGATAAATCTTTTATCATCAATATCGTAAACTTTACCATTATGATGAGAGCAAATAGGGCTTGTTCTAGAGTCAAGAATAGCAGTAAACATAAAGCCTTTAATAATGTCTTTATTGTCTTCTGATACTTTTCTTAACGCCGCTGTTTGTGTAGAAGTTATAGAGGTTCTAGTTAAAGTTCTTGCTTGATATTCTGTAATTTTAGTTGTTTTCATTACATCAGCAATAATTTCATTTGGAGACTTGTTATTAGCTAAGCCAGCCTTTACTTTAGACTGAATTCTAACAAGCTCTCCTGCTGAAATGTTTTTAACATTGTCACTAAGACCTTTAGAACCCTTCATTGTAGGGCCAATCACTTCTGCGATTAACTCTTTTGTGCGAGGTTTATTGACCCTATAAAAGTCTTTAACTTCTTTATAGAGATTATCTGTATGAAAGTCAAGCTGTGAGGTTGAAAATTCTTTAATAGAATTCTTTTTATGAGATAAAAGCTCTGTACCAAAACGACTTACTTCTTTAGTAACGTCTGTTCTGATATTTTTACGCAGTAGATCTCTTAAATTTTTTCTATGACGCCGAATAATACGGCGGTTTTGAATTTGAATACCTTCTTCATATAACCTAACATCAGTCATATGATCAACTATACGATCATAGATCTTATCATTGATATTCATCTAGTACTCCATTGAGTAGTTAGAGTTATTCTTCTATTTGTACCTGATCATCTGTAGGTTGATTTGTAAGAGGATCAGTTTGAATTTCTTCAATAGCTTCTTCATCACTGTAATCTGCAGGTAAGAAGTCGTTATACTTAGCAATATTAACAAAAGTAGAACGGCTAATAATACCTGTCTGATACCAGTCAGAAACTAGTCGCATTGCGCCCTCGCCACCAACCATTGGGGCAAAGTCACTGGACATTTGGAATTCAATATCTTTTGCTGTATAGTCTGTGCCGTATTTCCAGTTTAGCATAAATGCAATTACTTCACGCATAGTTCCTGATACTTTAGCATTAAGTGTACCTAACTGTGCTGTTTGAGAAGCATTCCGAATTTCTAAAGCTACACCTGACGCAGCTTGTTCAGGGGATAACATACGAATACCCATTTTAGCCATTTCATTGACTGTAGAGTTAATTGCACGTTCCATGTCTGCAAGTGCTGAAGTAGGTGTTTCTAATACACTAATTGATTCATCCTTACGAACTCGTAGCCAAGTACCTAAACCTGCATCTACAATCTCTTGGAACTCTTCATCTGTCATATCAGACTGGACAACAGGAGTATAAGTAGCTGCACCATAAAGCAAGTGATTTCGGCGAGATACTTTATTGTAAAGTGAAATCTCACGATCAATTAACGGCATTAAAACAGGTTCTACTGGATCTATTTGTCCATTTAAGGGCCAAGCAGGAATACGCATTAAACGTTCACCAAACATAGTCGGGTAAACTGTGTTAATTTTAACAAACTGAGTTTGATGCCCAAACTCTACATATTCTTGTTTTGCATCGCCGTTAAGAACTTTAATTTCATTGTTACTATCTGGATGCTCGTAGTAGTCAAGAACTAAACGACCAGTTTCATCAAGATAATGATCACAAACAGTATCAATATAGTTTGGATGCCAAGGATTATCGTTAGTATACTTTTTAGTAAGATACCGTGTTACCATCCGAGTCAAGGTTTTTTGACGAGTAATAGGGTGAGTGTCTGTCTGAATGTTAATTACATTTTCAGCTTCAATAATAACAGGGTATGGCTTTATTAAGTCACGCTCTTCAGGTGTCATTGCATCATACTGTTCAATACTCAACTCAGGATAATCAACATAAACCCAAGCACGAGATGTTTGAAGTTCTTCCCAAAGTGCAGTATCTAAAAAGTTAAACAAAGAACGACCATCTAGTGTAAAGTTATCTTTAATCCAAGTAAAGGCATCTTCAGGAAGTTCTTCTGGTAGAACAAGTTGAGAGTCTTTACGTAGCAAAGAACTAATAAGAACTTTACAATACTGTGCAGTTAAACCTGGAAGTTCTGCCTCTGAACGATAAAAGTCATACTGACGTTGTGTCATACTAGGTGAGAAAGGAATAAGTACATTAGAATAATCATGCATTAGATATTCATCATGTGCCTTAACATTTTCTTGTCCTTGCAGCACAGCACGAGACTTTTTCCACATAGGCTTTAAAGACTGATAACTATCACTAGGATCAGCTACCGACTTTTTAATATTCTTTGTTGGTTTCGTTAATTGAGCCATTACCGTTTCCTCTTATTCTTTTTATAGCCAGAGGCATAAATAGCTTTGGCTTGTTTTTCGGCTTCTTTTTTGGTTTTATAAACTTTACCAGTTTTTCCCCAACGATAGCCGCCTTTAACTTTTTGTACTGGCATTACCACTTCACCTTATTTGCCCAATAAGCAGCACTCATTTTACCTTTAGCAATATTGGTAGCATGACGAGCTTTCCAAGCTAATCTACGGGCTTTGTACTTAGCAGATTCACCTTCTTTCTTAGGAGAACCAACAGCACCTTGAGCACCAAAGCGAATTGTTTTTACTTTATCACCAACTTTAGCCACAACAATATGTGACTTAGTAGGGTGGTTTGGAGTACGTTTAGGCTTATTATAACCAGATACTCCTGCACGTTCTAAGCGTGAGTCTTTCTTTTTAGCCATAACGACCTCTTATTGGTTATTAATATAATTAAAA